ACATGCTACGATAGAAGCAGCGAGGCAATCAGGACTCTGCGATATGAAACAATGGATTACCGCAAGAGATGACAGGGTGCGAGACGAGCACGCCGCCATGGACGGAGAGACTGTGCCCCTGGATGGCATGTTCTCGAATGGCATGGAAGGGCCGGGAGAGCCTAATTGTAGATGTGGCATAGTGACGCCGGTGAGGTGAACATGGAACGCAAATCGTTTACGTTCGAGGTAAAGACGAGAGACGAGGGCATCTTCGAGGGCTACGCATCCACGTTCCGCAAGTCCCCCGACTCCTACGGCGAGATTGTGGACAAGGGCGCGTTTGCAAAGACCATCAAGGAGAACAAGGGGCGCATCAAGATTCTCTGGAACCACAACGCCGATGAGCCGATTGGCATCCCCCTCGAACTCAGAGAGGACGACATTGGCCTGTACGTCAAGGGGCAGCTGTCCCTCGGGGTCCAGAGGGCGCGCGAAGTCCTCGCACTGATGAAGGACGGCGTGGTCAATACCATGTCAATCGGATACCGGACAATCACAGAGGCCATGGTTGGCGACGTGCTGCACCTGAAAGAGGTGAAGCTCTTCGACACTTCTCCGGTCACGTTCGCCGCCGATGACGGGGCCGTCATCTTCGACGTGAAGTTGGCTGAACGCGCCATGAAGAACGGCGACGTGGAATCACTGAAACATGCAGCAGACTCACTCCAGGCACTCGTGCGTCAGTATGAAGGCAAGGCGGAGCCGGATGATTCCACTCCCGAGCCTGAGTCAGACGCAGGAGCCGCACAGTTGGAGTCGGTACTGACAAGCATACAGAATGAGATGAGCGGATTCGATGCAGCCGAGGCGGAAAGGCTGCTGGAATCAGCCATCGTAAGAGCAGGAGGATAACATGCCGGAAATCAAAGACCTTGCAACGAAAATCTCCGACACCTGGGAGGAGATGAAGAAGAAGAACGACGAGATGCTCGAAGCCGCCA